TTACGGGGTAATGCCAACCGCTGCCGCCACTTTGTCGCCTCTTGGCAGCGTTGCCAGAGGATTGAAACGGAGCGCCGTTTCCAGATGATCCGGTGCCAGATGTGCGTAACGCATAGTCATTTTTATATCGTGGTGTCCGAGAATTTTTTGTAAGGCCAGAATGTTTCCACCCGACATCATGAAGTGCGCCGCAAACGTATGGCGCAGAACGTGTGTGAGTTGACCGCGAGGGAGCACGATAGACGTTTTTTCCATCACGGATAAAAATTGAAAATAACAGTCTGTGAAGAAATTGAACCCATCAAGCGCCATGATCTCTTCGTAAAGCTCTTTACTGATAGGGATGCTTCTGTTTTTCTTCCCTTTTGTTCTGACAAAGGTAATTCGGTATTTGGTCACCTGTGAGCGGGTAAGATTTACGGCTTCACGCCAGCGTGCGCCTGTGCTTAAGCATATCTTAACTACCAGTGCCAGAATTGGGTCCTGACGTTTGCAATCAGCCAGCAATTCAACAATCTGCTCATGGGTAAGCCATGCCATCTCTTTTTCTGCGATGGTGAATTTTCGCATGTTCTCCAGTGGGTTCGGATACGACCATTCGCCCAGACGGGATAGTTCGCTAAAAACACTACTTAGATAGCTTTGCTCCAGGTTAATGGTGACCGGGCTGGCTCCTTTCTTCCATTTCTCGCTGAAGTAGATCTCACCTGTCAGTCGTTTATCTCGATAATGGGCAAACATTTTAGATGTGAGATCGGTTGCAAGGGGATTGCCCAGAGCGTCAACCATCAGCAGCAATTTGTCATAGACATGCTGCCCAGCAGTCAGAGATTTACCATGTAGTTTGAACCATAGTTCAACCACGTCTTTCAGTGTTCGACGATCCACTGATTCACCCAGCCAGGGCTTTGCTTCGGTTTCTTCCATCGTGTGACGCTCAAAAGCCAGAGCTTCGCCTTTGGTGGCGAATTGTTTACGCACACGACGTCCACTACGTCCGGCGGGGTAACATTCGCAAAGCCATTTTCCTGTGGTGAGTTTTCGTACTGCCATAAAAAAAGCCCTCATATCAGAGGGCTAAATTTAACTGTATATAAAAACAGTGTGCGCCGGGAGACCGGTTAGAGATCAAGGGGTGAAAGTCCCCGACCATTGAAGGACCAGCAATCCACAAGGTCCCCGAGTCATGCGTTGCATACCGCGAGGTATGGGGCGAAGCGTTGACAGGGGTGTTGACAGGCCAGCCATTGAGCCACGAAATGTATATTAAATTACCGGGTGCCGACGTTGTACTGTTAACGGAAGGCAACATCATAGGGTGCGATACTGCGAGTGCCACATGGACCCGGCGGGGTCTGAGACCCTGGCATGTCAATACGATCTCTACGCGGGAACCGGGAGATCTCCCCTCTGACCATCTGCCAGTGTCGGAGATGGCCCGCACCGGGAAGACGAGGAGTCATAGCCGGTGATGTACGGAGAGGAGAAGTCGGACTCGCTCATAGTAGCGGCGAAGCAGGCGAACAACCCGAAAGGAGCGGAGTCAGTGGAGCGAAGGAGCGGGGCCAAGGGGAACGCGGAACAGCCACACATGCGCCGGACACAGAGCCGGGAAAGCATGTCACAGAGGCTGTCACGCGTGCGGGAAGCTGCGAAGCAGCGGAAGAAAGAACGGTTTACAGCATTGTTCCACCTGCTGACAGTCGAAGCACTGGAAGCCGCATTCCTCTCCCTGAGCAGGAAAGCGGCCGCCGGAGTGGATGGCATCAGGTGGATGGACTACGCCGGAAACATGAAGAACAACATAACAGATCTGCACCGGAGGCTACATCAGGGCAGCTACAGGGCGCAGCCCGGCAGGCGTCACTACATCCCAAAAGCGGATGGAAAACAACGCCCGCTCGGCATCGCCTCGCTGGAGGACAAGATCGTCCAGTATGCGCTGGTGAAAATCCTGAACGCAGTCTATGAAAACGACTTTATGGGGTTCTCATACGGGTTCAGACCCGGGCGAAGCCAGCACGATGCACTGGACGCACTGGCCACAGGGCTGGTACGCACTAACGTAAACTGGGTACTGGATGCCGACATCAGTCAGTTCTTCGACAGGGTGAGCCACGAATGGCTGATCAGGTTCACAGAGCATCGGATCGGCGACCGGAGGGTAATCAGGCTCATACGTAAGTGGCTCACAGCCGGGACGTCGGAGGAGGGTCAATGGCGAGCAACGGAGGAAGGCACCCCACAGGGTGCGGTCATCTCACCGCTGCTGGCAAACATATACCTCCACTACGTCTTCGATCTGTGGGCGCATCAGTGGCGACGTCGCTATGCCACAGGCAATGTGGTAATGGTCAGATACGCCGATGACATCGTCATCGGGTTCGACAAACGATACGATGCCCGGCGCTTCCGTATAGCCATGCAGCGCAGACTGAGGGAGTTCGGACTCACGGTTCACCCGGAGAAAACCCGTCTGATGGAGTTCGGCCGCTTCGCTGCCGAAAACCGTGCCATCAGGGGAAAAGGCAAACCAGAAACGTTCAACTTCCTCGGGTTCACGCACATCAGCGGGAAAGATCGCAACGGCAGGTTCATGCTGATACGAAAGACCCGCCGGGATCGGATGACGGCAACTCTGAAAGCCATCAAAGACGGTCTGCGAAGGCGCTGGCATTACTCAATCCCCGAACAGGGAAAATGGCTCAGGAGAGTGGTTCAGGGATACCTGAACTATCACTCGGTACCGGGCAACTTCCCCACCATGCAGAAGTTCAGGACACACGTAACAAACCTCTGGCGCCGGGCGCTCAGGCGCAGGAGCCAGAAGGATGATACGACCTGGACGAAAGCAAACAAACTGGCAGCCGCATGGCTACCAAGGGTTCGGGTTCTTCATCCATGGCCTGTGGAGCGGTTCACCGCCAGACACCCGAGGCAGGAGCCCGGTGCGTAAATCGCGCACGCCGGGATCTGTGCGGGGGGTATCCGGTAACGGGTATCCCTACCGCGACATTCAATGTATTTTTTACTTAGGAGCATACATGTTCATGATTAATCTGTTTCTTTATCACTTCCAGTTACTTTAACTTTGTCTTTGATTGTATTCAAAAATGACGCAAAGCTCGGTGGTTGCTCTGTCTGACCTGAAAATGCAGAGTCACCTGAAATATTCCAATCCTTAAAGACTTCTATTGCATCCTCTTTAGTTGCTGTAGAACCGTATATCTGCAAAAAAACTTGACCAAACATCAAAGCATGTCGACGATCTTTTCGCCTGATCGATTCATGTGTGTACTTTTTTGAGTTACTAAGGCAGATATATGATAGCCATGAAAGAATGGCGATTCCAACTAATCCTCGCGTGAAGATATATATTAACTGAAGGTTAGTGAGATTTTTTAAATCTAAGTTCATGTATAATGTAAAAAAAGCAGATATTACCGCAAGGAAGCCAAAAAATACCCCAGCAATAGACCAGATAATAGACATCAATATAAAATGTTTGTCATCACTAGCAAGATCTGATTTAACATCGTTAACATAGGTGGGGATTTTTTCATCGATTCTTTGTTGCTGTACTTGGCTACGGAGTTCCTTATTTTCACTAATCAAAGAATTAACTTGTTTTACGTTTTTTTCGATTATTGCGTTTTTTCTATTAAGATCCTGAGTATAATGCTCTAACTGTAGAGTTAATATGCTGTTTCGTTCTTCTAATTGTATTATATGTTCTACATAATTATTAGGTTCAAGTGATTTTACATTTTTTCTTTTATTAGTTTCATTTTCATTTATATTGGGTTCTTCATCCATCTGTGGCCTAGTCATGTATTTTTCAATTAGTGCTAGGTTATTATGAGCTTCAGAAAACTCTCCTGCTTCTATTAAGTTTTTTATATGAGAGTAGAAGTGTTTTGCTATATTTTCAGACTGTGAATTAAGCAAGTCTAATAGGTGTTTTTTTATTTCGCTATCTTTATTGGTTGGTTCAGTCATGATGTTTCTCTTTATACATTTTTAGTAAAAACTCTTTTACATTTTGCCAAAACGATAATGTCAGTAAGTAAGCATTCAAAACTTGCGTTAGTGCCTACAACTTTAACCATACCAACGGGTATGCGAGTCAAATCTTTGATGCTTATTTTCCCTTCAATATTCACAAGCCACTTGCCATCAGTAACTTCATTAAATTTTGATTCTACAATATATATTTCCTCATCAATGAATACTGCTAAAGGTTGCAGAAAGGTTCCTTCTAACAACTTAGAGTCAAAAGTCAAAACGGTTTCTTGAGCAAGAGATCCATCAATTATTTTATGATATGGGATAGTGATAGTATTGATTCGAGGCTTTTCAAACATTGCCCCGTTACCAGTGGTTAGCCATGTTAATGAAGCACCAGTTTCCAGTGAGCATTGAATAATCCAGTCAGCAGGAAAGGTATCTCTCATGTAACGATTGGCTAATGTACTTTTTGATACACCAATATGATCAGCTAAAGCTTGTCTTGTCTTAAATCCATAAGCCAAAACGATTCGCTCTATTGCTGCTTTTCCGCCTTGGTTAATAGTAAAAAAGTTCTCATTTTGGATGTCTTGTTCTCTATTGAGATGTTGATGCTTGCTGTCACAATTGTTGTGACTTTTTTCTGCATTATTTGTAATTCTTCCCTTCTCTGTATCAGTGCCAAATGCCAACCACTCGACCGGCACTCCAGTCTCCATGCTACAGATAACGACCCAATCAGCAGGGAAAGTGTCACGGGCATACCTGTTCGCCATTGTACTTTGCGATATACCTAGGTGATTACAGAATGCTTGTCGGGAAGAAAAACCATAGGCTTTCAGTATCCGAGCTATAACCGATTGCCCTCCGCGATTCTGCATGATTAAGGATTTCTTTTTTTCGTCCACATGGCGAAATGTGATTTCGTGTGTTGACATAACCTATTTGTGATCCTATTCTCCGAAATGTGAAGTTGAAGCCACGATTAAAACTGACTCACCACAAGCCAATAGGAGATGTTGCATCATGACCCCTAACATTTCAATAACCCTGAATACGCCACATGTCACAATTGAGCGTTATAGCGAACTTACTGGTCTTTCAATCGACACAATTAACGATATGCTGGCTGACGGTCGCATCCCTCGGCATCGCCTTCGGAAAGACAAGAAAAGAGAAAAGGTGATGATCAACCTTGCTGCTCTTACCGTTGATGCACTTACTGATTGCAATGTTGTATTCAACTAGTTCCATTTTGGGATGCATCAGGGGTGTCGACCATGTTTGATTACCAAGTTTCCAAACATCCACATTTTGATGAAGCCTGTCGTGCATTCGCATTGCGCCACAACCTGGTGCAACTGGCAGAACGTGCTGGCATGAATGTGCAGATTCTGCGGAACAAGCTGAACCCAGCTCAACCTCATTTATTAACCGCACCAGAAATCTGGCTGCTTACCGATCTGACTGAAGATTCAACGCTGGTAGATGGTTTTCTGGCACAGATTCATTGTCTGCCATGTGTACCGATTAATGAGGTGGCAAAAGAGAAACTGCCACATTACGTCATGAGTGCAACCGCAGAGATCGGGCGTGTTGCAGCAGGTGCGGTATCTGGCGATGTAAAAACCAGTGCAGGTCGTCGTGATGCTATCAGCAGCATTAACTCTGTAACACGACTGATGGCGCTGGCCGCTGTTTCATTGCAGGCCCGTTTACAGGCTAATCCTGCGATGGCGAGTGCAGTTGATACCGTGACTGGCCTCGGTGCTTCATTCGGTTTGCTGTGAGGTGCTTATGCTGACGAAAGAACCATCATTTGCATCGCTGCTGGTAAAACAAAGTCCGGCAATGCACTACGGGCACGGCTGGATCATGGGTGAGGATGGTAAACGCTGGCATCCGTGCCGTTCACAAGATGAATTGCTGGCAGAACTATCTACGAAAAAACAGGGGAACAAATGGCTATTGAAGGCGCTGCGGCGACTGTTCCATTAAGCCCCGGTGAACGCCTGAACGGACTTAATCACATTGCGGAATTAAGGGCGAAAGTATTTGGCCTGAATATTGAGTCAGAGCTTGAGCGGTTTATTAAAGATATGCGTGATCCACGGGATATCAATAATGAACAAAATAAACGGGCACTGGCTGCCATATTCTTTATGGCAAAAATCCCAGCTGAACGTCATAGCATCAGCATTAATGAGCTGACCACTGACGAAAAGCGGGAGCTGATTAAAGCAATGAATCATTTTCGTGCAGTGGTGAGCTTATTTCCCAGACGGCTAACCATGCCGAATTAACCAACTAATGAAATTCATGGCGTAAACCCGCCGGGCATCCCTTTATCTAAATTCAGGAGAATTGATTATGCGTAGTATTGAAACCCTCACGACTAAAACCGGACCGGATGATGCAGGGCTTAATATTTTACTGACAGAGGCTCGTCTGGAAGACCGCCGGGCAAGGGCTGAAGCAATGGCAGCTCGCCTTGATAGCCTGGCGTGTCATATCACATCCCGCCAGCTAAACCACGTCGAAGCGGCAGAACTGCTGCGTGTGACTGCTGAAGCAATCCAGAACGAAGCGCAGGAGATCCACTGATGGCTGATGCAATGGATCTCGTACAGCAGCGCGTTGAAGAAGAACGCCAGCGTCATATCCGTACTGCCCGCGCCAAAACGCCGGGCGTATCCCGCGTGCTTTGCATTGAGTGTGAAGCACCAATTCCGCCAGCACGACGTCGCGCCATTCCGGGTGTGCAGCTTTGCATTACCTGTCAGGAAATCGCAGAGCTGAAAGGCAAACATTACAACGGAGGTGCTGTATGAGCACCATCCTGAAATGGGCGGGTAATAAAACCGCCATTATGCCAGAACTGAAAAAATACCTTCCTGCTGGCCCGCGACTGGTTGAACCTTTCGCGGGTTCTTGTGCTGTGATGATAGAGACGGATTACCCCAGCTATCTTGTTGCGGGTAATGACTCCAACTTATTGATAGTGTTTTATGTTCAGATAATGCCCGATGACTTTGTCATGCAGCTCCACCGATTTTGA